CACTGGCCATTTTCGGTTGCGATGTCATATTCCAAGGTGTCAATAGACTTATATACAGTCCCATCTGGGTTGGATGCCGCGACAGGGCGACCCAACCTGGCCATCCCACTGTTCATAGACACAACGACTTTATCGTCATCTCCTGACCAGTGGCTCAACCTCACATTGAAAGATGGGGTGGTATGAACATCGTCAGCAATATGGTGTAAAACATTCTGACAGTTAAAACCAAAAACTTTAACACAGACCAAATCATTATTAGGGCACTCCAACTGGGCCAACGACTTCACAGTGACCGTGTAAGAGAACCTATTCTTTTTTGATGTCATTTTTGAAAATGTTATGTTTGTATGTTCTTTAACTATGCTGTGGAAAATATGTTTATTCATTACAACTAAAGATCCTCCAATACCAAACGCGTACCCGCAAAAAGATCCATCGTCACTCAATGTTAGCACATTTGAACTCAAGAGAGATTTCACCACTTGATCGTGCTGTACATCAGCACTCTGAACAACCGCTAAGGCTTCTCTAGGAGTACGCCTGTTTTTCTTTTTAAAAAATGGTTTGGTAGTTGTATATGTTTTATATATTAGTGCGCACATACCTAAGGCTGCGCCAACTAACTTCAGTTTCGACATTACTGACTGCATTATATTGTCGTCATAAAAACAATGAATTATGCTATCTTTTACTTGTACTAACCTAGAGGCTTGATTACAGGCACTCCAAAGTTTCATATGCATCAAATATTCATCAAGAAATTTGTTTTGACTTGGCAACTCAACGAAGTTAAATTTACGAGCAAATTCAGAAATACAAACGGGTGTAAAAGCACTACGAATACCAAAAATGTTCTTGGCAACATCTCGATTGGACACAATACTACGCAAATACGAAATGTGCTCAGCATGCGACATAATCATTGACTCCACTGGTTGCGAATTGTTTGGATTAAAACCGCTAAATGGGGACCAAGTTAGGTAGTGCACCATTATGTCCCTTTTAGCGACAAGATTTGGTTCACATGCATAACACAACGGATTATTACATCTAGCTTGGGTAAAGGCACTATCAAGTGCCACAAGGGTATCATCCTCACTTTCCAACTGCGATAAAAAGTCACTCATGCGCTTCTCAGAGCGCTCTTGGTATCCAACACGATAACGGTAAATCTGAATAATCATCTTCAACACGTCATGTGTCGAGGCCCTTTCGCACTGCTCTATCTGTGTACACACTCGTCCACACTTACACAAAGGTGTCTCTTCTCCTGTCAAAGGATTAAACCACCACCAATCTAACCAAAAGCACGGAGGAGCTCTTGGATTTTCCAAATAATACAGCTCCGTTGCCTGCTCATCAAGAGTAGGCTCCGCTCCCGTGATAGAGGGCTTTGAAAATTCTGGTTTAACCCTACATTTAATGGTCACATGCATACGGCGTGTAACCGCTTCTTTCGAATACATATTTTGTAAAATACCAGCATATGTTGTTACATTAGTGGTCCCTAAAATAAACTTAGAATCAAAATAGACTGCGCCTTTCCTCTCCAAAGAGGCTTGCGGCGTCATCATTGCCTGAGAGTTTACAAGCGGAATCAATTTACTAGCCCAGTTTTGCAGGGCTTCTGTAGACGACGCAAAGTCGTCCAACAAGCATATGGCCTGGTTATTATAGCCATCTAAAAATTTACTCTCTTGTTCCGGAACATATACATAGGGACCGGAATTCCCCCTATTGAACTCTCTAACGGCTTCTGAGCCGCAACTTTCTTTAATGAGGACACCTTGAATCACTTTGGATGCCGAAGACTTTCCGACACCCGCTTGTCCCCCTACAAGAATGAAGAGAGGTTCCTGGCGTGTAGAGTTTCCATAAACTCCAAGCTTACCAAGCTCCTCTCTAAGAGCGACAATGCGAATCATCGCATCTCGATATTGAACATAAGCAGGTCCACCAGTTTTGAACCTATTTAAGAGAGACATACCGTATGCCTCTAATGACACCATTTGAGATGCCACACTATGAAGATTAAGTCGCTTTTCATACTGATCTTTTAACTCTAAAAATTTTTTATTTAGGTTTTCAATTTCAATCCACGTCTCACCTTGACACCACGATGTGTCGAACTTCAAACCGAAAATATTATTCACTATCTCAATAGCATCACGAACAAACTCCTGGAATGAACCTAAAGATTCAGAAATATCACTAGCCTTAGAAACTTGAATTTTAAAAGATTTTACTATCGAATGCACTTTCTCAAACGAACTGGCCTCTTCACCAAAGCGAGCACGCAAGTGCCAAAGGGCAAAACAAGACAAACCAAAACGATAGCACGTAGAAAAATTAAACGAAAACTGGGTCACTTCTTTACCAAAACCAACAAAACTCTTAATACTATCAAACCATTCAATAAAGATAGGCTCGACAGTATTCATCGCAAAAAACAGAGAAATTAAAGCAATACTACTGATAATTTGAACACGAGATAAAAATGGTAAAACTAAGACAAAAACTAAAAGCAAAACAGGGGTTAGCGATTTAGAATCAAGACCAAAAAGGACTTTAA